AAGTCAACTGGGCTGGATGATGCACACTTTCTACTTCTTCCAGGAGCAGATGGAGTAGGTAAAAATATTGAGCTTGGTAAGAAAATCTTGTCTGATAATAGCACATTTGTTGAAGACTATCTTAGGACTAGAATTGGAAAGGTTGACTGGCTGTTTGTTCTTGCTGGTGGCGGTGGTGGAACCGGCAGCGCATCCCATGCACTCGATGGCTGTATGAATAGATACCTTAAGTCGATCTCTGCATCAGGTCGAGTTGTCTATATTGTAACTGCACCGACTTCTCAAGAGCTTCTTAACCCTACAATTAAGTCAAACTATGAGTCAATAAAGAAAGATGTTTCGGGATCACCACATATCATAATTGATAATGAGAGACAGCTTCAGCTTTTAAGAGGAAAGGTTGGAATGCTTGGTCTTTACCCAACAGCAAATAAAAACTTTGCTAAGTTAATTGGGCAAGTTCTTAAGCTTTCATCTGAACCGTCTCCCATTCAAACATTTGATTCAAAGGATCTGGAGAGGTGCTTGTCGACTGATGGACGAATATTCTTAGGAACCACAGTTATAAGAGATCCAAGTGATCCCAATTTAGGCTCTCTGATCTATCAGAACTGTCTCCAGAAGTCTCCGTGTCCAGGGCCTAAGGGAAATATCCAGACTGGAGTTCTATTGCTTGTGGTAACCGATCAGATGGCTTCTGATCCCTCACTAAGCAATCAGCTAGAAGCTGCAATATCCTATGTCGGGGGAAGGGCATCTGCTCTCTTTTCAGGGGTTTATGTTAGAGACAAGCTTCCTGGACTTATTGCAATCACAGCTCTTGGTGGAATAAAGTAATCTTATGGCTAGCAGGCTAGGACAAATAGATCTCTTAAATTTCTGGGAAACACCTATCTTTTTGATAAAAAATCCAGAGCATAGTGCTATTAGGGATAGTTTAAAAGAATATATCTACACTCAGGAAAAACTACAACAGTCGCCTATTGATAGTAATGTAGCACCCCGAATAAAGTCAAATCTATCAGAGAGTGAGTTTAACTTTCTTAATAGGGACAATGATGCTGTAAATCAGGTAGCACAGTTTATTATTCAGTCGTGCTCTACATGTATTTCGAATATTAACAGACAATTCTGGGGTAGATACAAAGATCAAAATTTAAACCTTCCCAGTCTAGAGATTCATGAATCTTGGTACCATGTTACTAGAACTGGTGGATATCATGGCGTCCATGCACATACTAATTGTTCATGGTGTGCAATCTACTATGTTGACGTTGGTGAGAAAGATGAGAATGGCATCCCAAGCGGAAGAAATACATTTTTTAAGCCCATTGTTTCAAGTTACTATGATCCAGGAATGGACTGGTTTGTCAAGTCAAATCAGTTCGAACCGCCAGTTGAAGACGGAGATTTAGTCCTATTTCCTTCTTACTTATACCATAATGCGTTTCCGTACATGGGAACAAAAAAAGATAGAATTATTATAGCCATGAACATGAGAGTGAATGAATGAGAATGTGATCTTTATTGATCAACTGCTACCTAGATCGTGAAAATAGGGCTATGATATAATATTTATATTTTGAAGCACTTATATGGAGACAGTGTTATGAAAATTGAAACTTCTGAAATTAGATCGATCGTAAGAGAAGAAATGAAAAGGCAGTCAAAAGCATCTGCTCCTGCCAGAAGAAGGGCTAAGCCCTCTCGAAGGCGCCCGACAAGAAAGTCTTCTCTTACTGAAGCTAGAAGAAGAGATCGAGTTGACAATTGGCTGGATTATCAAATTGAGAAAGAAGAAAGGCTTAAAGAGTCAAAGAAGAAAGGATGCGGCTGCAACGACACCAATAGTCGTCGTCGACGCTGACAGGATCTCTTTATGCCCTATGTTCGATGCGGGAAATGCGTCTATAAAGGCAGGAGCTGCAAGAGAAAGGGCAAGAAAATGGGATGCTCTGATTCAATTCCCAAGGCTAAAAAGTATTTAAAGACGATCGGGTGGCGTTCTACACATGAGTCACGTGATATTGCAGAATTAAGACAGATAGTCAGAACAGTTTTACTAGTTGAAAAATCTCTAAGGGGTCGCGGACTAGAGAGAGTAGCAAAAAAAATAGCTAGAGAAGTAACTCGTTCACTTAAGGATGATGAGATAAAAGAAATCTTTGCTAGGCTAGGGAAAATACATTTTAAGCTAGACTATACCCCCCCTGAAAAAGTTACGTGGCTCAGAGATGTAATTGTATACATGAACCCGCCGGTAGGAAACCGTATGTACAACGCATCGGCAGCTTACGAATATTCTAAAAACGCGCCCGAAGAAGAGAGAAGAAATTCAGATCTCATCCTTAAATTATTCATGCCTGCAGACTACACAGACAAAGATGTAGATTGGTTTGTTACAAAGTACATGGGTACTATTCGTCATGAGCTAGAGCATTCAGGTCAGGCGACAGAAGACATCGAGGCGACACAGAGAAAGATTAAGGATGAAGAAGACATCTGGGCTTCACTTGAAAATATTGAGGCATATTTCATTGACAAGGCTGAGACACCTGCACATGTCGCTGACTGGGTCTTGCAAGCAAAGAGAGAAGGCGAGCACGCCTCCGATGTGATCGATTGGGAATTACAAAATATTTATGCCACAGCTCTTCATAAGGGATATACAGAAGAAGAGTTAGGGCCTGTCATGGCAAGAATTCGTGAGATCTATCAGTATTATCTAATGACTAGATGGTCTCAGCAGGATTGGCCTGCAGAAATGAGAGACGAAGAGTCAGATGAGCTTTCACAAGAAGAGGCAGATCAACTTGAGGATCTGGTTGACAAAGCAGTTGATGATGCTTTGGATGATGAGTGAGTAAGAATATGAGAATTTTATTATTGATAACATTAATTTCCTGTGCCCCTAAGCATATTGAGACTGAGAATCCATCTCAATTTTCCGACTATCCGGAGATTGATATTGAGCTTGAGGATCTGGAAGATCTACCTGAGGCTGGTAATGAAGAATCAGAAGAAGAAATCGAAGAAGAAGAAAGATAGATTTAAATATTCCGGATCTTATCCTGAAGAGACATATGAGATAGGAACAGAAAAAAATCTACATCTTGATAAGCCTAGTAGCCACGGCGGCTGGCCTACTGGCGAGTATGATCCTCCAGTTAATAAACAAATATCAGCCTGGCTCAAGTCAATGAAATTGCTGAAAGAGTACATAAAAGAGTATGTTCGAAGTGACTCGGACTGAAGTACTGAGCTAATAAAAAGAGAGAAACGACTTATTTCTAACAATACTTATCGATAGAAGTCTGTTTCAATTTTCTGGAGTTAACTCGTGTCTACATTCTCAAATACAACAAGTCCAACTCCTTTTTCAATATTTGATTCTGACACTGACTTTAAAGCTGACGCTGATAATGTTGTGACCTTTGTTAAGAGAAAGCTAGGAGATGATATTCTTAGTGTTGAGCTTACTAAAAAGCAAATTTGGGCAAACTTTGAAGAAGCAAGCCTGGAATATGGATCAATCCTCAATCAATATCAGGCAAAGTCACAGCTAGTACAGTTTATGGGCATGCCAACTGGGAGCATTGATCAAGGAATGTCTGGATCTGAGCAGAGATATCCTCGTGAAAATTTAGAGTACTTAAGTAGATTTGCAGAGCCCTATTCAATGGAAGCTGGCATTGGAGGTTCATATAATATGATCTCTGGAACTATTGAGCTTGAAAGAGGAAGACAGGATTACGATATCTATGATGAGCTTAAAAATGCCGGTGGGACAGTCATGTTCAATTCAGCGAGTAATGCTACCCCTAAGACAAAGCTTAAGATTAGAGAGGTTTTTCACTTTAACCCACAGGCTGCATATAGATTTTTTGATACAACCAGCGCAATCAATTATCTGAATAATGAATTTTCATTTGAATCGTTTACACCTGAAACAATATTCTATGTTCTTCCGGTATTTGAAGACATTTTAAGAGCAGGACAGCTAGATTTATCTAATAGAGTTAGAAGATCAAATTATTCATATGAAGTAATTGGCAGAAAGATAAGAATATTTCCTATGCCCACAGCTCACGACCCAAAGAATCTTTTTTTAAGAATACAGTTTCATCCCGATCCGCTAAGTCCAGATTATCAGGATGATACAACTCATGGTGTCAATAACTTATCTAATATACCTTTTGGAAATTTAGTTTATTCTAGAATCAATAGCATCGGAAAACAGTGGATACGACAATATACACTTGCTCTTTCTAGAGAGCAGCTAGGAATTGTTCGATCTAAGTTTTCATCGATACCGATACCTGGATCGGATCTATCATTAAATGGCGATAATTTAATTACCCAGGGAAGGGAGGACAAGACAAATTTATCAACACAGCTAAAGGAGATGCTTGACACAATGACATATGATAAGCTGATGGAGACACAAGCAGCTCGAGCTGAGTCTATAAATAAGCAGCTTAAGTTTATACCAGTGCCATTGGGCAAAGCAATATTTATGGGATAATAAATGGCCAGACTTTTTATAACAGAAAGAGAAATTAATTTTATTAATGATATTGGAAAAGAGGTTATGAAAGATGTCATTGGCCAGAAGATCTATTATTTTCCTATAAATGAGGTTAAATCCAGAGTTCACGATGTTTATGAAGAAGCTGTAGAAAAAGTTTTTGATAATCCGATAGAAATTGATGCATTAGTAGAATATACACCCCAGGAAATTAGAGCTAATGTTTTTGGAAGTGAAGAGTCTTATAGCATTGATGTATATTTGCAAGAGAGAGATCTTAATGACAAGGGAATTAATGTGACTGAGGGAGATTTCTTTAGCTACGGCGAGGTTTTCTTCGAAGTCATTCAAGCTCCTGACTCTGCTGTTATTTATGGTCAGATTGAACATAAGGGCTTTATAACTATCAAAGGCAAGCAGTCCAGAAAGGGACAATTTATGTCACATACATTCGGACCTACAGACGAGGCTTATTCAGATCCAGATGCTGTTCAAGATACATTTGTTCAACAGAGAGGGCAGAAGATGAATAGACTTGGCGAGACAGGTGATGTAAGAGAGTTACAAAAGAGAGGTATTTTAGAAAAACCGATTTCTGGTCCTGCTGAGGTGTCTCAGCAAGGAGATTCAACTGGTGCTGGATCTTCATTTTATGGCGATGACTGCTAGGTGAGACATGAGAAAGATAGATACACCGTATGAAGGAGAGAATGTTCCTGAAGACTTTAATATTCCTGAGATGGGAATAGAGCAAACTGATCGTGCTGTATTTGATCTATTTGATAAGAAGTTAGCCTTTGAAGTCATAATCAACAATAAAGCAACTCATGTTCCAGTTGTATTCGCAGCAGGTGAGCGGTTTGCTTTAACAAGAAGAAGACAGCCAATTAGAGATAAAAATAATGCACTTATACTTCCTATAATATCAATACATAGAGAATCAATTAATCACAGCCCAGATCAAGCAGGTTACGGTACACCAATTTCTTTTAGAGATCAGCAGAGCTATGTTGTTCGACGTCGACTTGACTCTTCTGATAGAGATTATCAAAATATTATTAACAAGCAAGCCTTAAAAAATCAAAAGAATGTTACATCAAGAGCTAACTTTGGTGCTTCTGATATATCACCAGGAAATACTGCTAAGCCTGGAACAATCGCTTCAAGAAGAAATTTGGGAAATCTTTCTTTTTTAGATCACTCTGGGCCTTACATTGATTCTAAGGTTGGAAATAATATTTTTGAAATTATTACTATACCCTATCCGTCTTTTATGGTAATTGAATATGAGGTGATTATATGGGCTCAGTATATGCAACAAATGAATCAGATAGTTCAACATCTAATGTCAAGATTTGACGGGCAGGGTCATGAATTTGAGATAGAAACTAGGGAGGGATATAAGCTTGTTGCGTATGTTAAATCACCCTTTTCAACAGGAGATAACTTTTCAGAGTACTCTAACGAAGAAAGAATTATCAAATATAGCTTTAAAATAAGTGTCCCTACATTTATGCTAGCTGTCAAGCAACCCGGTCTACCCACACCGTTTAGAAGATTTCTATCTGCTCCTAACATTGAGTTCGGATATCAGCAAGTTTCAACTCAAGTTGTTAGTGAATTCGGCTCGCCCTATGGTCAGTCTGATATTGATAAGTTCATACTTAGTGATGTTGAAATCCTGGACCCTAACGGAAACTCTCCTGTATCAAGGGGTCAAGGAAGTGAGCGTCTTGTAGATGTCGAAGTTGATCCGTTTAGCGGAGAGAAGCAGACAAGATTTCTTAAGGTGCTTACTAGAAATCAGAGATCTGGTGAAACTGTTGCTAGTTCTCGCATTGTTGTTGACCTTGAGACTCAATACGAATAGACAATTGAATTTTTGAGCGATAGTTATAGCTGTAGAGATTTGTAAATGGGAGACTGATTTATGGCTGAACAAACCTTTAAGTCACCGGGATTTTTTGAATCAGAGCTAGATTTATCCGGAGGTACAGAAAAAGAGATTGTTGGAGTTCCGGCAGGCGTTGCAAGCCCTTCCGAAATGGGACCTGCTTTTGTTCCTGTAACAGTTGGATCTTTTGCTGAATTTGAGCAGAAATTTGGCGGAATTAATGAGAAGTATTTTGGACCTTACGCTGTTAGAGAGTTTTTAAAGAGCAGGACCGCACTGACTTTTGTTAGAACACTGGGTGCCGGCGGTAACTCCAACTCAACTGACTTCACCACAACAATGAATCAAGGAACAGTTAGGAACGCTGGATTTATCATCAAGGGATCAGCTGGAGCTGCAACACCCTATGCAAGGCCCGCGGGAATGGTTCAGTTTATTGCTGCAAGGCATTTCTTATCATCTTCTGAGCAGTATGGATTTCCAGAATTTACTAAGAATAGAAGTGTCATTGATTCATCAAGGACTCGGCTGATTCGAGGAATGATCTTTAACAGCACGGGAACTAGGTTTCAGATATTGGACTACAATGAAGAGTACTCTGACATCCACCAGAGCTTTCACTCCGATGTTGGAACAATTGATCCGACTGGAAAAGGCCCTATGCGGAACCGGTTCAAGCTTGCCCTTTCTTCATCGTCTGGGCACTACGCTCATGAGGGTCATTCCGGGATTAGAATATTTACAGCTTCATTGAATCCTGATGATGATTTTTATATCTCTAAGATTTTAAATACAGATTTGGACCAATTTCAAAAAGAAGGGTACGTTCTTTACGCTCACTTTCCAGTTGAGCATGAAATTGCCTCTATTTCTTATTATACAGGTTCAGTCGGCCTAGTCTCTGGATCAAGCTTGGCATCTGCGGGATCAGGTGATACATCAGAGACATTCTTAGATCTATATGGGCGATTTGATACCAGATATACAACACCAAGAACAACCTATTTTATATCTCAGCCCTTTGGAAGAAAAGAGCTTGATTTATTCTACTTTGAGACAATTTCAGATGGAGCTGTTGCAAACAAAAGGTACAAGATATCAATAACAAATCTTAAAAGATCTTCAAACGATGCTGATCCGTATGGGACTTTCAACGTCCAAGTAAGGGACTTTGGTGATACTGATACATCCACATCTGTTTTAGAGGAGTATAGGAACTGTAGCCTGGACCCAAATAGTGATGACTACGTTGCTAAGAAAATAGGTGACATGAAGGTAGTCTATAATTTTGATGCTGAGACTGATAGTGAAAAGAGGCTTATTGTAACAGGCAAGTATGCCAACGTTTCTTCTAGAGTTAGAATAATAATGAATTCTGATGTTGAGGATAAAGATATACCTCCTAATAGTCTTCCCTTTGGGTTTAGAGGCTTGCCGACGCTTAAGACGACAGACACTTTGACTGATAGGCCTGACCGACCGCTTAAGGGAATATACAGTGATCCCGGGATGGCTCAGGCGAGACGTCTTCATTGTTCAGGAACTGGAGAATCAAATCCACCACTTTCATCTTCAATAATGCCCCCAGTTCCTCTTAGGTTCAAGGTTACAAAGGGAAATGTTGCTGAAAGCACCCCGCTAGGGGTCAAGGGAACAAACGAGATAGTCGATAGTCGCCTGTACTGGGGCGTAAAGTTTGAGAGAGTTGCCAGGACTGGCTCTTTAAAAGACTCGACACTTAATGCAAACGCATCTTCAGAGCCCAATAAGATTATTGGAAACTTTTCAAAATTTGTTGGAATTTCAAAACTAGATGCTCTTTTGTCTGGCTCTGGTGCAGATGAATTTAATAATAATAAGTTTACATTAGCTCAGGTTGCTCTTAGAAATTATCACACTAAGACAAACATAGCGCTATCTATAGACTCTTTTATTACAGCATCTGCAAAGGATCATATGATCGAAGCCTGTTATGTGAGATCTGCAAGACCAAGGGCAGAGACGCTAGCACTATACGATGCTGCCGGATCCACAGCTTTAAGAATTACTCTAGGTTCTTTGACACTTCTCACATCTTCTGTTAAGTTTAATAAATTCTCTGAATATATGAAATTTAGTAATTTTTTCTATGGGGGATTTGATGGTATAAATGTCCTAGACAAGGATATGAGAAGAATGAACGATAAAGCATCTTCTACAGACACTGGCGGAAAGGCATCTCTAGGAAGCCCGTCAGCTGGCACTTCTGAGGATATTGGGCTTGATAGTTCGTTTAAATATGGAACTGGTGATAGCAATAATACTATAGCATCTTACAGGGCAGCAGCTAGAATACTTACAGATCCTATGGCATCTCGAGTTAATATAGTTGTAATACCTGGAATTAGAGATAGCTCATTAACTGATTATGTCCTTGAAAGAACAAGAGAATACAGTCAAGCAATCTATATCATGGATATCCCACATTATGACGGCGACAATAATAGGCTTTTTGAAGGAGCTGCAGGAAGACCTGCTGTCGACAAGACGTCAGAAAACTTTGAATCAAGAGCACTAGATAACAATTACGGTGCAACATACTTCCCAGATGTTTCAATTGCAGATTCATCTACTGGGATAGTAAAGAAGGTTCCATCTTCGATTGCTGCACTTGGAGCAATTGGATTTAATGATAGTATTTCTTACCCATGGTTTGCACCTGCAGGATTTAATAGAGGAGCTCTTGACTTTGTTGTCGGAGTCGATGCTAAGCTAAGTGCTGGAGATCGAGATACACTTTACGAGGCCAGGATCAATCCAATAGCGACTTTTCCAAGCGCTGGATACGTGATATTCGGTCAAAAAACCCTTCAGCAAGCTAGAACAGCCCTTGATAGAGTCAACGTCAGAAGAATGCTAGTTGAGGTAAAGAGGCTAGTTTCTGAGGTAGCAAATAGAATAGTGTTTGATCAGAATACACCTTCGACTAGATCAAGCTTTATAAATCAAGTCACTCCGCTGTTATCACTTGTTCAGAGCCAGCAAGGTATTGATCAGTTCAAGGTTGTTATGGACGGAACTAATAATTCCCAGGAAGACGTTGAGCAGAATCGGCTTAATGGAAGAATTGTCCTAGTTCCGACCAGGGCAGTTGAATTTATAGTTATTGATTTTGTGATTACTAATGCGGGTGTTAGCTTTGAGTAATACATATTTAATGATTAAAGCATATCTGGAGATTCTATAAATGGCAGAATTTACATTTAAAAGCGCAGGTGTATCTACCAGAGAGATAGACCTTTCAGCTCCTTCTTCAACTGGACCAACAGGAATTCCAGCTGGGGTCATAGGTACGTCTGGAAAAGGTCCTGCATTTGTACCAGTTACAGTTGCTAACTTCTCTGAGTTTTCTAAGAGATTTGGTCCCACTGATGGGGAAAAATTTGGTCCGCTTGCTGTTAATGAGTGGCTAAAGAATGCCCAAGCAGCGACATATATTCGTGTCTTGGGCATTGGTGATGGAAACACAAGAGATTCAACATCGGGTAATGTTACAAATGCGGGCTTTGTTGTTGGTGCTAAGCAGGTTCAGCAAAACGGAAGCATGGGTGTAAATCCATATGCAGTCCCATCAGTTGCTGATAAGACTGAGGCACCTGCGGGAAGAACACACTTTCTTGGATGTTTTATGTCTGAGTCCTTGGGATGCACAATGTTTACTGAGGCTGGGATTCTAGCTGTAAGTGGGTCTGCCTCTTCTGGCTCGATGCCTATTTTACGAGGTGTCATCTTTGCTGCATCTGGTGTTGTTCCCATGCTTGAGACATGGAACTCAGCATCAGCTGGAGGAAGACCTAGCGACTTAACTGTTGCTAACACATTAGGACCTACGGGTTCCATAACTGGATCAGTTAATATTCAGAATGGACTTCAAGAGTTTGTTATGATATTGAACGGTCTTAAGCGAGCTGATAGTAGCGATAACTATATCACTGCATCTTTTGATACAACAGCACCGAATTACTTTGCCAAGGTGTTCAATAAAGATCCGCTCAAGCTTGAAGAAAAAGGTCACCTTCTCTATACACACTATGATATTTATCCAGCCAGAGCAGCACTCACTGGTGCGGGGGTGCTTAGAAGATATAAGCTTTCTCAATCTTTTACTAATAATTATCAAGACGTTGCTTTCCTTACGACCGGGACAAAAGGAAGAGATTCAGGTGAGGCTGATACGGGATCTCCTAACTTTGAAAACTTTGAAGATCGATTCACGTATGCCAAGTCACCTTTCATTGTCTCTCAGGGAGATACAGACGGATACGATCTCTTTAGATTTCACGCAATTGATGCAGGTGCAGCAGGAAATACAAAGGTCAAGATCTCAATAGAAAATCTAAAGAAGTCTAATTCAACAAAAAATACATTTGGAAGCTTTGACGTCATTGTTAGAGACTTCTACGACACTGATAACAACAAGATTGTCTTGGAGCAGTATAGAGGTCTAAGCCTTGACAAAAATTCAGATAGGTTTGTTGCCAGAGTTATCGGAGATCAGAATATTTTCTTTGATTTCGACCAGAATTCTTCTTCGCAGCGACTTGTTATCGAGGGAAGTTATCCAGTTGTTTCTAGCTATATAAGAGTTGAGATTTCAGATTCTCTAGATAACGGCTCTATTGATGATGATTCTCTGCCCGTAGGGTTCAGAGGGCCGTTTCACTTAGTAACCTCAGGAACTGATATCTTGCATGACCCTTCTGCTCGTGATTATGCCCCAGAGACAGGAAGCTTTTTCTTCGCAGATTCAGTTAGGCGTGTTGTCGAGCCACCAATTCCCTTTAGAGAGAATGTAACGTTAGGCCTTGGAATAAAGAAAAGAGTCGACACAAAGTTCTACTGGGGAATTCAGTTCGAACAGAAGGAAAACGTTACTGAGCCCAACAAGGGTTCCAGATTCAATCAGTCTATGGAAAGCTACGTTAAGCACTTCCCAACCCATAGAAAGGATTTGACAAACTTTTCTGTTGGTGATAATGCTGGAGCGGCTGATGCCTATGGAACTGTTCTAGATAGTGATAGATTTAACAATAACTTCTTCACTCTAGAGCGGATCAGAGTTAGAACAGGATCTGCGTATAGCGGTCTTGCTGATCCTGCAGAATGGGTTAGCGCTTCTTACGTAAGAGAGGGAAGCATTGCAGTTGACGCTGATAGTTTCTATAGAGCCTGGAAGGCTGAGGATCTCAAGGTTCCTGGAAATAGAAAATATTCTAAGTTCACTCTATTCATGCAGGGCGGATTTGATGGGTTAAACCCGTTTGACAAGCAGAAGACTCTAATGTCAGACATTGCTGCAAAGAGAGAGATGGATGATTCAAATCAGGGCTTGACTGCAGGTCCCACAATATCAGCCTATAGAAAAGCAACTGATATCATGGGTGCCAAGTCTGATGTTGATATTCAGGTCCTTGCTATTCCCGGACTTAGAGAGACAGCTATTACAGACTATGCTATTGACGCTGTTGAAAATAGATTTGATGCAATCTATATTATGGACATTGAAGAGAGGGATAAGCTTAATAATGTTGTCACCTCCTCTGTTGATCAAACAATTAATGTTAGCAATACCATAACAGACTTTAGAAATAGAGCCCTGGATACATCTTTTGCAGCTGCATATTTCCCTGATGTCATTATTCAGGATCCAGCTACACAGACCAATGTAACATGTCCACCTTCAGTTGCTGTGCTAGGCGCATTTTCTTTGAATGATGCTGTCGGGTATCCTTGGTTCGCACCTGCTGGATTTACCAGAGGAGCTCTATCAAGCGTCCAGAGAGCTGCTGTTCACCTTAATAGAGATAATCTAGACAATCTATACGACTCCGATGTTAATCCTATTACAGCGTTCCCAGGAACGGGAGTTGTTATCTGGGGGCAGAAGACTCTACAAGCAGCAGAGTCCTCACTTGATAGAGTCAATGTTAGAAGGCTTCTAATAGATGTTAGAAGATCTGTTAGATCTGTTGCTAATACACTTCTTTTTGAGCCAAATAGACAGGAAACGTTAGATCGATTTACTGGGCTCGTTAATCCAATTCTTCAAAGCGTCCAGGAGAGAAGTGGTGTTGATAGATTTAAGGTTCTAATTGATACTACTACTACAACACAGGCTGATATTGAGAATAACACAATTAGAGGAAAGATATTCTTGCAACCTACAAGAACAGCAGAATTTGTTGCACTTGA